GGAAATTTAGTCCGTTCGCTAAGTCGGAGGAGTTTAATCTTTCGGACGACGAAGAGGATAAGTCAAAACCCAAACGCCAAAAGTAATCAGGATTGAATAACCCACGATATTTTTAGCAACGCCATCAACAAGAATCCAAGCAACAAACATTCCTAGCATTGTCCATATTTGACCGATAAGGTCATTCAGGAAGTCTTTCAATTTTGTCTCCTATATCCGATACTGCCGATTGCAGTAGCCATTGTAGTAGTAGCGATATTGCCAACGATTGTCGCGGCAATAATTGTTTCACTTGCTTCTTTGCGTTCCTCGGCAGACATATCTGCTCCAAGGTTTCCAAGAGCAAAGAGAAGTTGTGCAGGACTTTCAAAGGCGGCTGAGAGAATATCTCCCGCCGATGTAAGCAGTTCTAAAGCGACAGCGACTTCGGCTGTAATAACAACCTCGTTGCCATTCTCATCTTGACGAACTTCAACAGGTTGAGCAGGAGGTAAATCTTCCAAGGTGATTCCAGCGGCGGCGATAGATTCAACAGTTACCGCATCGCCTTGAGCAGATTCAATAAGTGCTTCAGCAACAAGTTCCTTTTCTGCCTCCGTGAATTTTCCATCTGCCGCAAGAGTCTCGGAAAGATTGTTCACTTCACTTTGAGTAATCTCACCATCTGCTGAAAGAGCATCAATGATGAGACTCTCCTCGGCTCCAGTCAAAGCGCCGCCATCTGTAAGAGTTTCAATCAAGGCAGTCGCTTCGGCTTCAGTAACTTTTCCATCTTCCATCAATGAATCAACTACCGCTTCTGCATCAGCGGGTGTAATCTGACCATCTGCTAAAACATGATCAATAACTTCAGATGTTTCTATTGGCGGAGCAGGTGGTTCTTCTGCTGGTGGCAATTCTTCTTCGATTGGTGGTTCAATAGGTGGTAGTGGTTCGGGTGTGGGACCTATCGGGTCAATTTCCGCTGGGGGTTCAACGGGTTCAGGCTGAATTGGTTCAACGGGCAGAGGAGTTGGCTCAGGCTCGGGGAGCGGTAGTGGTTCAGGGTCAGGTTCGATTGGCGTTACAGGATTTGGATTCGGCTCAGGTTCAGGGGACGGAATGGGAGTGGGTTCAGGTAACGGAACGGGAGTCGGCTCTACCGCGGGGGTATCGATTGGATTCGGAACAGGGATTGGTTCGGGACTTGGTTCAGGTGACGGAATTGGAATTGGGGTAGGCGATGGTTCAGGTGTTGTGGTTTCTGTCGGGGTTGGGATTGGGCTTGGCGTTGGATTGGGTGTTGGTGAAGGTGATGCTTCGTTCGGTGAAGGCTCGGCTGTTGGTGTTGGAGAAGATTCAGGAGAAGGAGTAGGCGATGGCGAAGGTGTGGGTTCAGTTGTGGACGGCGAAGGTTGCGGGGTCGGTTCAGGTTGAGCAGTCGGAGTTGGCTCAGGTTGCGGGCTTGGAGAACTTGAAGGCGTTGGTTCCGATGTTTGTTGAGGTGTCGGAGAAGGAGTGGCAGATTGTTCCGTCGGTGTTGGTGAAGGACTCTCCGTTGGTTGCGGCTGAGGAGTTGGTTGATTACTTGGAGCCGTGGAAGGACTAGGGCTTGGTGTTGGAGTTGCTGTTACTTGTAAATTGATTTCGTTTGACCAACCTGAATAAACCGCTAATGAATCATTATCGGCGCGAACTTTTATTTGAACTTGTGACCCTTCAGGAATTCCTGATATTGAAGCGCTAAGAGTTGTTGAAGCAATAGCCCATCCGCTTGCCCAATTATCGTAAGACCAAAAAATTGCATAACGCTCGACTGGCGTATTGCCTTCAACTGGTGCGGTCCAATTAACAGTTGCAGTTGAGCCATCTATCTGTCCTTGAAGATTGCTTGGTGCGGCTAATGACCGTTGAACAACTAGCGGCTCGATTGTAAGAATCACACTAAGTCTTTTACCTACACCCGAACAAGGGTCACCAAATACATTATTAGTCGCCGCGATTGACAATGAATTGTTACTAATCGCCTGTTCTACTTTTGCCGCTGAATTACTTGCATGGCATGACCCAATTTCAAAATTGACTGGGGTTCCGTAAGAAGCAAACTGAATTCCACCAATTTTGTAGCCCTGTGGGGGCGTGAGAGTCAAAGTCCCATTTTCGTTTACGGTCCCTGAGATGGTGCCGTTAGCCGATGCAGAATCTACGGGCAGGAGTGTCCACCAAAAGACCAGCGAACAGATGGCGAGAATACGGATTAGGCGCATTTTGACCCTTACAGCGGGGTCACGGGGACACGGGGGACACGAACTGGGGTTAATTGTATCTTGTGGACAATCCATGCTAAACTGGGGTTGTAAATACGAGAGGAGTCAAGATGGCGGTCACAAAAGAATTCGCAGTCAAGATTGATACTGAGTTGTCATCTTGGTATCACAAGCGTTGGGATTTACGCAGTAAGTTAGATATTGCTGAAGATACAAAGAAGTTTTACGAGAAGAATTATCCAACTAGAGTTGAAGAAATCGAAAAAGCGATTGAGAAGATTGCCGTCATTGAATCAGAAATAAGCGCGGTCAATGTTGAGATTGCAAAGTTAAACAAGATTTACAACCAAGACCCTTGGACAAGAGCGTTCTTAGTTATTGCCAGCAACGGTCATGTTCACAGTTCAATGGATTGCAACACTTGTTTTCCAACAACCCGTTACAACTGGTTGGTCCAATACAGCAACGACGATGAATCAACAATCGTCGAGGATGCTGGTCAAGATGCTTGCACAATTTGTTACCCAAGCGCTCCAGCAGAAGTTTTGAATCGTCCATCACGAATTGTGACAGCGGACAAAATTGCTAAGGCAGAAGCCAAGGCTGAGAGAGATGCAAAGAAGGCGGCTCGAATTGCTAAAGAAAAGGCAAACGCTCCAACAGCATCAGGCAAATTCTTGACCTACAAAGAGGGCAAGTGGACAAGAGAAATCAAGACAGAGCGTTCAGCAATTATCGAGTGGTGCGACCTTCAATGGAAAATTGAAAAGGAAATTGTCACTCACTACTTTAACGGCGAGGCACACAGCGTTGAAAGCATCCAAAATCAAAAGGACGAAAAAGCATTTGCTCAAGAGATTGCCGATTTGATTGCAAGAAATCTTGCAGAGAAGCACGGCGTTTCATTTGACCAACAGTTGAAAATACTGGAAAATAAGTATCAGAAAAGGAGGGCATCATGACTCAAGTAGAAGAATTGATGGCAAGAGTTATCGCTGAACACAGCGAGGCACTTCACCCTGCCCTAGTTCCATACTTAGAAACCAGCGATGCTGGCTGGGCAATGTTGCGCCATCCGCTTGTTTATCAAGTTCCATTCTTTTCAAACGGTAGCGCCAATGCTTACTACGAGCAGAAAAGAAAAGCATCTGAGGAAGCGCTAGAGAAAAAGAATTACAAACAATTCGTTTGGTTATTCGAGCGCCCTTATCGGGTCGAGGCTTTCATCAAGGTCGCAGACAAGTTGAGCGATACCGATTACTGGAGACTCCTTAGCGATATTTGGATTGACACAGAGAATCAATACGCATATCTCAAAGAGTGGAAAAAGTTGTTAGGTTCAAAGCGTTCAAGCCGTCATTACATCATGACCGAAGAGGATGACAATATCTTGCGAGCGCTCCCTGAATCAGTAACTATCTATCGAGGATGCCAAAAAGGATTGAATGAAGATGGCTTGTCATGGACTTTAGATAAAGCCAAGGCAAAGTTTTTTGCTAATCGATTTGGCAAAAAAGGAATCATCTTGGAAAGAACGGTTTCCAAGAATGACATCGTGGCAGTTCTGACAGGTCGCGGTGAATCCGAGGTTATATGGGAGGAGAAGAAATGAAATTTAAGAAAGGCGAGAAAGTCCTTTGGAATGGAACACCTGCTTTTGTTTATGGCGTGATGACTAAAAATCCAACAAACGGTAAGGCTGTGAAATGGTATGAAATCAAAAGAGATGTGAATTCTGTTGCAAGTCACTTAGTATCCGAAGATGCAAATACATTAGAAAAATTGGAGTCAAAATGAAATGTTTTACTTGCGGTTCGGAGTTCCGAATCACGATTGTTTCAGGAAAACCGTATTGCTTTATGTGTGAGGCAGATGCTTCAATGGAGAAATACGGATTACTTCGACGAGTCAAAGAGAGGACAGCATGAAAACTATCAATGAAGAAATCGGTTTTATCGAAGGTCGATTGCTAAAGAGGGGAATCCGATTGAGTTCCAAGGGACGAAGTTGGGCAGAGAATCTTGAGGCAATGGTGTTCCTAGGTGGAATCCTGCTTGTTTTCGGCATTGTGGGGTCCATAGAGAGCGGAAAGTGGTTCTGATGAGACTTCCATCATGGCTGAGGCGCGAAAAGCCCCTACGGGTCTCTGAAGCCTCATTACGGCGTATTCAACGGGCGGAGGCTGAGAAGGCTCTCCAGCAACTCGCCGATGAGCGTAAGGCTCAGGAGTTGAATAACCAACCATAGTTTGATATACTGGGCATACATCGAGAGAGAGGAATCAAGATGGCTCAGAAAGTAATTATCAAGGCGACAAACATCGCTCCTTATGGAAAAGGCTGGCAGATTAACGCTTTCGTAGAAGGCGTTGAGAGCGAAGGAACTTTCTATGGGGTTGGCAAAAAATATGCAATCGAGCAAGCAGAAAGAATTATCAAGCAACAAGGAAAATTAAACTGCGAACCATACAAGGCTGAGGGCGCAATCTTCAGCGAGGCTCAAAGGCAAAAAGTATTGGCTCAATTCGAAAAGGTAAGTGCATAAATGGAAAGATACGCGGCAGTTTGTAAAGAGTGCGGAATTTATGTAATCAACCGTCAAACAAATCACAAACTTTATGGAGAGTGCCAAGAACAACAAATTAAAAATCAAGCGAAGGTAGTTGCATAACCAACTAGGGTTTGATATACTTACTTTGTAACCAAGAGAGGGGATACAAAATGAGCAGAACTGATTATCTAAACGAAGGCGGTTCATTAGTTGTTCAGCCTGAAAAGAAAAAGGCTCTTACAAAAACTCAATGTAAGCGCATTTATGTTGAAGCATACGAGGCTGGTCTAGCGGCTGGCAAAGATGCAGATACTCCAAAGTTTGTAGTTGGTTCACCAACTACTCCACTTGGGAGCGATATTGATTTCAACAAGAAAACTTACATCCTTGACGGTCTTTGCGGATTTGCTTGGGTAAACATTTCTCCAGCGCGAGGTGCGTTTGTGAACTGGCTCAAGGCTCAAGGAATCGGTAGCAAAGGTTATTACGGTGGATACGAAATTTGGGTCCGTGAATTCGGACAGAGCGTAGACCGTAAAGCGGCTTTTGCTGGAGCGTTTGCTCAAGTGCTTGGGAAATACGGAATCGAAGCGAGCGCGGGAAGCCGCCTCGACTAAGTAACAAAACAGAATTCATCCCGTCGGTCTCTTCTTAGGCTGGCGGGATGAATCGCATAATCACTTTCTATCCTTTCATGATTATGCGTGGGGTATCATTTACTTGGGTAACCCAAAAGTTCGGTGGCGTAGTAGCGCCTGTTGCGCGTCCGTCCTCTCTCTAGCGTGACTTTCATCGCTCCGCCACCGAACGCCCCATAACTATTGACAGCCATTCATCTTTGTGATGTATCCTTAAATCAGGTTCGCAAAACACCTACTAGCCAAAGTGAGGTCGGTCAGATACCGACAACATAGAAGCGTTACAACCAGTAGCGAATAAGTGTTCACTCCTAACAATGGAGGAATATGCGATTCTATGAGAAAGTTATTTCAAAACCAGTTCCAGTCGCATTATTTATACTTGGATTTATACTTCTAAATCCATTCCACATACCACCTGACCCTGAAGCAAAAGCGGTTCAGATAATTGTGAAGCCGATATTAGTTGAACGCACTCCCGAAGCATCGATGGCTTATGCCAAAAAGCAATTAGGCACGATGGGTTGGGATACTCCTCAGCAATGGGAATGTTTGTTATCGCTATGGACTAAGGAATCAAATTTCCGTCCCGATGCTTACAACAAAACTCCCGTCTATCAGAATGGAGAAAAACTTCATGCTGGTGGAATTCCGCAGATACTTGGACTCGACCCTGATACAACAGTAGAGCGCCAAATTGAACGCGGATTTATTTACATCGAGCATCGTTATTCCACACCTTGCTCGGCGTGGCGCTTTTGGAGTTCCAACTTTTACTATTAACCTTCCCGAATGGGAAATCAAGAAGAACAAAAGAAACCTTCAGCAATAGACGATGCGCTCGCCGAAATCGGGCGCATCGCCTTTATTGAACCTGCAATCTGCACGGGATGGGTTCTCGTATCCGAATGGATGGGAGAAGGCGATAAGGATTACTGGACGCTGACTCTTGCCGACGACCAAAATCCTGATTGGCGTCACCTTGGATTAGTTCACCACGGATTAAAAAACTGGGAGGGTAATGATGATGTCGGACTCAGAGACCAACAGACCGATGAATGAACAAGAGCGACAAGAGTTATTAAATAAACTGATTACCGAGCGCTACGGAGAATGGGCGACACGCAAGGACACAATCAAAGATTCTGATAAGTAAAGCGGTAAAATTTCAACATGGGTTCATTTACATCTAAGGCGCCGTGCCGCGAAGCCGACCCTTGGCTCTTTGACCAATTCAATTTAGATTTGGCGCAACCCGCACTTAACTATTGTTCCCGATGTATTTATTGGCAAGAGTGTGAATCTCTAGTTCAACCTAAGCCTGGGTTTTATGATGGAGTAGTTGCTGGCAAGGTATGGCGAAACGGGAGAATTTTGGCTAAGTTAGATGCCGCTTCCCCTAATCGTCTAATTGTTGGAGAGGAACCCGATGAAGATATTGATGCCATGGAATTTCGAGGGAGCGAGTTGTTGGGGGATAGAGACGAATTACTTTTTCCCCGAGAAGAATTTAATAACGGAGGAGAACAAGCAAGTCAAGAAGATTTGTGATGGATGCTATTGGAAAGAGGAATGTCTGACCTATGCGTTACATTACAAAGTAGTCGGCATTTGGGGTGGAAAATCTACTAAAGAACGCGACAGAATAAGAAAACAACTAAACATAATCGCCAAACCAATAACGAATGAGAGGCATGTAGCATGACAGCAATAGCAATAGCAGGAAACTTAGCGAGCGACCCTGAGTTGCGCTTTACTCCTAACGGAAAAGCAATGGCAACTTTTACAATCATTTCTTCTAAGTCACAAAAGAAACCTGATGGCACTTGGGAAAATACCGATGTCACTCCATGGTCAGTTAAGTGCTGGAACAAACTTGCAGAGAATGTTGCCGAGTCCTTGAAAAAGGGAATGGGCGTAATCATCCAAGGCACCGCTGTTTGGGAATCTTGGGACGATAAAAACACGGGTGAGAAAAAAGGCAAGATGTCAGTAACCGCTTTCAATGTCGGCGTAGACCTAAAACGCCACATAGTTCAAGTTGTCGATGTCCGCCGCAATGCCGAGGGCGATAGCGAGATAGACCCTTGGTCGGCTCCAACATGGAAGAAAGAACCCGAGGTTCCTGAGTCATTTCCTTTCTAACCCTGATGTAGTATTATTGGGGTTAATAAACTCTCGAAAGGGGTTGTAAATGGCTTGGACCGATTTCTTCACAAAAGAATTAGCGGGTTCAAAAGTTGTTGTTGATTCAAATGGAAAACCATTTGTTTCTCAAGAGATTGCTCTAAAAGAGTATGTTGAGATTGAGTTAAACATTCAACAGGATGCTTTGCCGTATAACATCTACTTCCGACGCTTTGATGCAATCGGTGGCGAACTAGAAAATCGTCTCTTTGCTCAAGTAGGCGATAGAGATTTGGCTTTGAAGTCTGCTCTAGGAATTACTTCCAAGAGAATCAACTCTTTTGAGTTTGTCCTAGACGGAGAATAAAAAGGCTAAATCCGCTTAACGGTATAATCTACGGGTGCATGATAACCTTTTACCGAATGGTGAGGGAGTCGTGTCTGTTTTGGGGGCTTTCGCCATTCAGACTCACGAATTATTTTCGGAGTTATTGACCGCGGGATTTAATCAAGAACAGGCAATAGCAATCGTCGTAGGATTAGCAACCAAAGAGTAGAGGGTTAGATGGCTGAGAATATAACACCCGACTTGCAAGAGTTCGGCTCTACTGGTCTGCGTCGTTCAGGCGGAACAGTCTTTGAAGAATTTTTAGTAAACCTCCGCGGACAACGCGGCGCAAGAATCTATCGAGAGATGGCGGACAATGACCCGACCATTGGCTCCATGCTATTCGCAATCGAAAAAGTTATTACTCGCCTTGAATGGCGTATCGACCCGTTTTCAGATAACTCTAAAGATGGAGATATTTCTCCTGAAGATAAAGAAGTAGCGGCGTTCGTAGAATCTTGTCTGCATGATATGAGCGAGTCTTGGGACTCTGCACTATCTCAAATGCTTTCCATGTTGGTCTTTGGTTTCTCATTCCACGAAATTGTTTACAAAGTCCGTGATGGAGATAACGAAAACCCACAGCGTAAATCTAAATATAACGATGGTCGTATCGGCTGGCGCAAAATGCCTATCCGCGCTCAAGAAACATTATTCCGATGGATGATGGATGAAGATGGCGGTATTCAAGGAATGGTTCAAGTAGACCCATCCTCGGGTGGAATCCATTCAATTCCAATCGAAAAGGCTTTGTTGTTCCGCACCAGTTCACAAAAGAATAACCCTGAAGGTCGCTCCCTTCTTCGTAACTCTTACCGCTCTTGGTATTTCAAGCGCCGTATTGAAGAGATTGAAGCAATCGGTATCGAGCGTGACTTGGCTGGATTACCAGTTGCCTATGTGCCACCTGAGTTTCTTTCATCAACAGCAACAGCAGAGCAAGCCTCAGTTCTTGCATCAATCCAAAACATTGTTACATCTATCAAGCGCAATGAGCAAGAGGGAATTGTTATGCCCTCTATGTATGACGACCAAGGACATAAAGTATTTGATTTAGTTCTTCTATCTTCAGGCGGCTCTCGTCAATTTGATACAGACAAAGTTATCCAGCGCTATGACCAAAGAATCGCAATGTCAATCCTTTCTGACTTTATTCTTCTTGGCTCAGACCGAGTTGGCTCCTATGCCCTTGGAACATCCAAGATGGATTTGTGGTCAATGTCAGTTGATTCAATCGCTAAGAACATCGCTGAAGTGATTAACCAACACGCGATTCCTCGTTTGCTCAAACTAAATGGCATGGATGTTTCTCGCGCTCCTTATCTAACTTACGGCGAAGTAAGCCATGTTGATTTGAATGAAATTGCTGGATTCGTTGGAAACCTAGTTCAAACAGGCGCTATTGTTCCTGACCCTAAATTGGAAGAGTATCTACGCGACCTCGCTGGATTACCACCTGCCGAACACGATGGACAGAATTTTGGTATGCCACCTATGCCTGAAGGCGCAGGGATGCCTCCTATGCCTGAAGAACCAACTACATCGGGCGAAGAAGAATTACCAGTCGCTCCTACACAAACTGAGGCTCCGAAACTTCCTGAAGTTGGTTAGAGATGGCAATTCACTTTGCTAAA